TGTCGGTAACACTGTGTCAACTTGGGTAACACTGTAGTTACATTCGGTAACGCTTTCAAGTACGACTTTGGTCTTACTTGTGGGTGCTTGGGTGGCTCCTGAGGGTACACATCAGACACACACATGCAACCCTTTTGAAACTCCCTTGCACCACTTTGGTGCACCTAGGTGTCACCTCTGATGCACATATGCCACCCCTTGTCAACCCTTAGGACACTAATGTTTCGACCCCTAATGGTTCGTAGGCTAAACATTAGTGCACTAAAGGTTCGCAGGCTAAACATTAGGCCCCTTAGGGGTTCATGAGGGCCGGGGGAGGGGGCCAGTGTGTTATAACTATATTAGTACCCTCCCAGATTTGCTAAGGAAACCCTCAGGAAACCCTTTAGAAACTAATGTAAATAAGAATGATTTGCATTATCATTCATATGTGATAACTTTATTGATTATTATAACAAAAAAGTGATAAAAAAGTGACTCTAAAGGGTTGACAAAAGGGTCAACTTGGGGCACCTTAGGGAAACTTAAGTATACCTATTGACTTTTGGTTAGTTTTATGGTATAATTATGGAATATACTTAAGACACTTAAGTAAATCGTTAAGTGTTTATTATTAATTACTCTTAAAGTATCACTTAAGTACCCTTAAGTAAGGAAAATACTTATGACAGAAACTAAAAAGATTGGTCGTCCTAAAAAACAGGATGTCGAATCTAAAAAGTTGACCAATAGAGGTAAAGTTGGTCGACCTCCGGGCGACGCCGCAATCATCAATGAGTATAAAGCTCGTATGTTGGCCTCACCTAAGTCCCGTAAGGTACTCGACAGTATTCTTGATGCGGCACTGAACGATGACCATAAGAACCAAGCGGCGGCTTGGAAGTTACTTATGGATCGTATGCTACCGATTAGCTACTTTGAAAAAGACAAAGAAGGTGGTAGTCGTCCTTCAGTCTCCATAACCATTAGTGGTATTGGTGAGGCAAAGGTAACTGAAAATGATATTATTGATGCTGAGGTGATAGATGACGAAAGATGAACTCATTGAAATTGTCAAAGAGGATCTCGTTCGTCACGAAGGCTACGTCACAGAGATCTATTTGTGTTCTGAAGGGTACCCTACATTCGGTATCGGTCACATGGTCACAGAGGACGATATGGAGCACTCATGGCCCGTAGGAACCCCTGTGACTGATGAGAGGATCTTGGATGTCTTTCACAAAGACTGCGGTATTGCCTACAGTGATGCCTGCACTCTTGTCTTAAACTTTGCAGGACAAGCCCCAGACGCCCAAAGGGTTCTTGTGAATATGGCATTTAATCTTGGACGTAATCGTTTAGGTCAGTTTAAGAATATGCTCAAGTACGTGAACGAAGGTAACTACCTAATGGCCGCCAATGAGATGATTGACTCCAAGTGGTACACTCAGGTAGGTCGCCGTAGCAAAGAGCTTGTTGACATTATGAAAGAGGCTAAGGCTTGAGTACAGAACTCAACGTCGAACTTCTTCCGTGGCAACAGGATGTATTTGGAGACAGTGTTCGTTTTAAAGTCATTGCCGCAGGCCGTCGTACTGGTAAATCAAGACTAGCGGCGTGGATGCTCATCATTAACGCCTTACAGACTGAACGTGGTCATGTCTTCTATGTAGCCCCAACGCAGGGACAAGCAAGAGACATCATGTGGAATACCCTGTTAGAACTAGGTAACCCGGTGATAACAGGAAGCCACATCAACAACCTAACACTCAAGTTGGTCAACGGTGCAACCATATCCCTCAAGGGTGCCGATAGACCAGAAACTATGCGTGGTGTATCTCTTAAGTTCCTTGTTATGGACGAATATGCGGATATGAAGCCCTCTGTATGGGAAACTATCCTCCGTCCTGCCCTAGCTGACCAGAAGGGCCAAGCGATGTTCATAGGGACACCTATGGGCCGTAACCACTTCTACGAGTTGTTTAAATATGCGGAGATGTCAGGCGATGAGACTTATAAGGCGTGGCATTTTACATCTTATGACAACCCACTACTCGACCCAGACGAAATTGATGTTGCTAAGAAGTCAATGTCGTCATATGCCTTCCGACAGGAATTTCTGGCATCCTTTGAAGCATTGGGCTCAGAGATCTTTAAAGAGGATTGGGTTAAGTTTGACCCTGATGAGCCTGAGGTTGGGGATTATTACATTGCAGTCGACCTTGCGGGTTTTGCTAATGTTGAAAGTGCGTCTAAGTCCAAGAACTCCAAACTCGACCAAACAGCGATAGCAATTGTCAAGGCGAATGAAGACGGATGGTGGGTAGCGGATATTGTACATGGAAGATGGGATATCAAGAAAACCGCAAGGAAAATTTTCGAGGCTGTGAATGCTTATCAACCAGTAGCGGTTGGTATAGAAAAAGGAGCCTTAAAGAATGCGGTACTGCCTTACCTCACAGACCTTATGAAGTCGCAACAACGGTTCTTCAGGGTGGAGGAGTTGACCCACGGCAACAAGAAGAAAACTGATCGTGTTGTTTGGGCTCTGCAAGGACGTTTTGAACACGGACAAATCACACTGAATGAAGGCGACTGGAACCCTCCGTTCCTTGACGAACTCTTTCAGTTCCCGAATGCACTTGTGCATGATGACTTGGTTGATGCTTTAGCATACATTGACCAATTAGCTAAAGTATCGTACTACTACGACTACGAAGAAGACGATTTTGAAATCTTAGACCCTGTGGCAGGATATTAACATGGAATATGAAAACCACTCTATCGACCCGACCTCCCTTGAGTCTTGGGTAATTAACAAATGCGATCAGTGGCGTGACCACTACGAGTCTAACTATAAAGAAAGGTTTGACGAGTATTATCGACTCTGGAGAGGACAGTGGTCTGCTGAAGACACTCTACGGACTTCAGAACGCTCTCGCATTATCTCCCCTGCCCTTCAGCAGGCTGTAGAGTCTGCAGTCGCTGAGGTCGAAGAAGCTACCTTTGGTCGTGGCAAGTGGTTTGACATCAAAGACGATGCAATGGATCAAGACAATCGAGACATTGCTCTTTTACGTGTCAACCTTGAGGAAGACTTTAAGTTTGTCTCTGCACGTAAATCAATCGCAGAGTGTATTATTAATGCGGCTGTCTTTGGTACTGGTGTTGCTGAGATTGTTGCTGATGAAGAACTTCAAATGACTCCTGCTTCTCAACCAATTATGGAAGGAGCTATGCAAGCTATTGGCGTTCTGGAACGGAATAGGACTGTGTTTAAATTACGACCAGTCATGCCACAAAACTTCTTGATTGATCCTGTAGCAACAAGTATCAAAGAAGCCTTAGGTGTCGCTATTGATGAGTACGTGCCTATTCACCAAGTACATTTAGCTCAAGAAGCAGGTATTTATCGGAATGGATCAGTAGAGACTGCCCCTATTGATATTGACCTTGAGCCAGACCAAGAGTTTACTCAGTACACTGACGACAAAGTTCGTTTGACTAAATACTACGGTAAAGTTCCTCGTAACTTGTTTGTTTCTGATGCAGACGAAGGCGAAAAACCTGAGGATAAGTCAGAGTACGTCGAAGCCATTATTGTTATTGCGAATGGTGGTATTCTTTTAAAAGCTGAACAAAACCCATACATGATGAAAGACCGCCCAGTTGTGGCGTTTCCTTGGGATGTTGTTCCTAGCCGTTTCTGGGGCCGTGGTATTTGTGAGAAAGGGTACAACGCCCAGAAAGCACTTGACACTGAATTGAGAGCACGAATTGACGCACTTGCGCTTACTGTACACCCTATGCTTGCTGTTGATGCTTCACGCCTTCCTCGTGGAAGCAAATTGGAAGTACGACCCGGCAAGGCCATCCTTACGAATGGCAATCCCGCAGAAATCTTACAGCCGTTTAGATTTGGAAATCTTGACTCCAACACATTTAATCAAGCGGCCAGTCTGCAACAGATGGTTCAAATGGCGACAGGAGCAGTCGATGCGGCAGGCATTCCGGGGTCAATCAATGGCGAATCAACAGCCGCAGGCATCTCAATGTCCCTTGGGGCAATCATCAAGCGTCATAAGCGTACATTGATTAACTTCCAAGAAGCATTCTTGATTCCGTTAGTTGAAAAAGTAGCATATCGTTATATGCAGTTTGACCCTGAGCGTTACCCTGCTAAAGACTTTAAGTTTGTAGCTAGTAGCTCTTTGGGTATTATTGCCCGTGAGTATGAGGTAACACAGCTTGTACAGCTTCTACAGACAATGGGTCAAGAGTCACCTATGTACCCTATGTTGATTCAAGCAATTGTAGATAACATGAACTTGAGTAATCGTGAAGCTATTATTGCTCAACTTCAACAAGCTATGCAACCTAATGAACAACAACAGCAAGTCCAAATGCAAGCGATGCAAATGGAAATGGCTCAGAAGCAAGCAACAATTGAAAACATCCAAGCACAAACTGCAGAGGTTGTCTCAAGAGCCCAACAGAATGCTGTTGAAACAGAGTTGTTACCGATTGACAGCGAGACTAAACGTTACTCAGCGGTAATGAAAGGTATGGGCACTGATCCTACCGAAAAAGAGTTCAATCAACGTGCTAAAGTTGCTGAGTTAGTGCTTAAAGAACGTGAGATTGAAACAAAAGAAGATATTGTTGAAATGCAAACAAGGAACACCAATGGTAACGAAGCAAGAATTGGATAACATTCTCACACAAGTGAATGCCATTCTCAAACAGTATGATGAGCGCATTAAAGCGTTAGAGTCTGCTAAACAAAAACCAACTATCACAAAAAGTATAGCTAGTCAAGCAAAATCCGCTTGACATTTAGTTGACATTATGGTATAATTGTGGTATACATTAAACAGGAGAAACTCTATTGAGTCCTGAAGATACAAAATATTACGAAAATTACCTTGATTTATTTGTTACTGCCGGTTGGAAACAATTTGTAGAAGAAGCAGAAGATCTTTTAGACTCCTATGAGATTGAAAAAATTAAGGATGAAATAGACTTAGCCTTTGTCAAAGGACAGCGTAGTTCGCTTTTGAACATTACTCGTTTTGAGACAGGCATAAAAAATGCACTAGACATGGAGGCGGGAAATGATCCGTCGGTATGACTTTAAGTGCATTACTTGTGACCACACTGAAGAGCAATGGGTAGAATCGCAAGATCTATTCGCAACTTGCCCTGAGTGTGGTGACACCGCACAGCGGATAATCTCTAGTATCCGAACACATTTCAAAGGTACAGGTTGGCCTGATGCCGATGATGCGTGGGCTAAGGATCACGAGAGAGCCGCTAGAAAATAATCACTTCCATAATGCTACGGCACGGAGTTTAACAATATGGCACGTTTAATTGATCGAGAACCCGAAGATCAACAAGAAGAGTACGCCTCTTTAGGTGAAGAAGAGCAAGTAATCGAGGAAGCCCCTGAGCCAACCCTTGAGGACACTCAAGAACCTGAAGTAGAAGAGACTGAGATACCTGAGAAGTATCAGGGCAAAGATATTAAAGATATCGTCCAGATGCATCAAGAAGCTGAAAAGCTACTAGGCCGTCAAAGCTCTGAAGTTGGTGAACTTAGAAAAATTGTTGATGATTTCGTTAAGTCTCAAATTCAATCGGCCCA